TCAATTAACTTACTGATAATTTCATCAGCAGACTGACCTGCTAGAGTTGGGCCGATCCCGCCCTGACCCATAGCCCCATGGCAAGTAGTGCACATAGCCCAAGGCTGACGTATATCTTGGAAACGATCGGTGTTAGATGCAAAAGTAGGAAAGACTGTCCACTCTTGCAACGTATCTTGTGCAATTGCTGTTGGAGCAACTGCAAGTAGTGCTGTCAATAAAACTTTTTTCATCTTCTCATCCTTGCGATGTCTTTCATATGTTGTTCGTCTATGATTGGGACGGCGTTTGATTTGTGCATTGTTCCGATGCCTTTAACCAAGGATCCTGTATATCGCTTTGGTTCTGGCCTAGCGGTAGATGCAGTTGTTGAGGTATTACTTCTGTAGTCAGGTGTTTCTCGTCGATAAGGTTTTGGAGCGTTAGATTGAACTGCTCGGATAGCTGGTCGAGCGCTTTTAGTATTGCTTTTTTCTTTTCTACGTCCTGAAGTTGTGTGTCTGATAGAACCATAAAACATTCCCATAAAATAAAAATCCCCGATGATTGAAGTACATATTATACAGCAAACACCGGGGATAGTCAAGAACTTTTTTTATCAGAGGTCGTCAATATCTTCATCAGTTTTGTGTGAACTAGCTTCTCGCTCCTTAGGAGTAAGAGCTGTCTCAGGACCCATTTTCAAAGACTCCCAGTCCATAACAGAACTGAAGGACTTCATACTAGCGGCTCTCATCTTCACACAGTTGAAAGTGATGCACTCGTCTTCTTGATCCCAGGTTTCCAGCGCGTAAGCTGCGTCCGCTGCATCAAGAATACCTTTAGCAAAGCGAGCTTCGCCTGTAGCATCAGTTTGGTAAGGAGAGAATACTGTACATTCATACTCCTGTGCCATGGCTTTCAACGCCTTAGAAACTTCAATCTGTTCCGTCCAATCGTACTGCCCTCCTCGCGAGGGTAGGTTGGATCTTTTGACTTGGTTGATATAGTCTACAATGATAACACCGGCATCAATTTTGCTGACTTTTTTATCCAGCTCAGCCCGTATCTTTGCGAGAGTGAGTCCCGGATCATATACTACATCCAGCTGTTGAGTCGGGAGAAGCTCGTGCTGAGTAGTAAGAACCCTATGAAACTCTTGGAAGTCTCGCTTTTCTTTGTATTCTTTCAACCGATCCTGGCCTTGCTGGAAGCGGCTCGCCCACCAGCCAGCCACTTTCTCCCACTCAATCACAGAAAGATTCTGTGTTCGTAGTCGAGAATATGGCACTCCAGTAGCGATAGAACAACACCGTTGCAGTATTGATCTACTATCCATTTCGATCGTGAAATAAATAGCTGAACGTCCAGATTGAAATACGTTGTTTGCAATGTTTGCACACGTAAGAGATTTACCAGAGCCTCTACGACCGCCGACCAGTACCAAATCTCGGGGGGAGAACTTGATTTCATGGTCGTACTCTGCGTTGAGACCAAGACCAATATATTTACTGATCTCTTCTTCAGGTTCAAATAGCTCAATACGTTGCATACTTTCTTGAGGAACTTCAAGGTCAACCTTGTCCTCAATGTCCAAAACAATCTGATGAAGCTCTTGCACTGACTCTTCTGCAGACGAAAAGACTACAGAATTATCAATGTAATTGTCAAGAGAGTTAAGGATTTCCTTCTGAGTATATTCATTCTTTAGATACTCAAGCAAAGCACCGGCATCAACATCTACGTCTATGCCTTCGATAGCGAAGACTTTATCGCGGGTAGGTCCATGACGAATACTTAACTTGAGATCATCGAACGAAGGGAACTCATGAAAGCTCTCGCAATGCTTGTCAATTTGACCATAAAGCGTGTGATACTCTACAGGCAGATACTCTTTACGTAGATAACTCCACGTTTCAAAGTCAGCCGTAGCGATGCACTGCTTTATTAAAGCACTAGAAATATTCAATTAAGTTCCCCCGAACATGAAAAAGCTGGGCTATGCACCCAGCCACTTACACAAAAGTGTAATTACTGAGACTTAGCTGCCTTAGCGGCACCATCATAGTCAGCAGCAGTTAGACCGCGGCGAGTCAACATAGTCTTTACGCCGCGAGCTGTTTTGCCAATCGCTTCTGCGATAGCTTCAACAGTCATAGAAGCAACATCAACGTCTGCCAAAGGATCTACGTTAGAAGAACCCTTAGTAGTCTCCTGACGAGGAATCGCCTGGATGTCACCTGAACGAAGAAGGCTAAGAGCCTTACCACGAACACTGTTTACAGAACGGTCAAGAGCTTCTGCAATAGCTTCGACGAATGCACCGTCGTTAACCATTGAAACAAAAGTAGCCTCTTCAGCTTCTGTGTAAGTACGTACGCTCTCTACCTTAGGAGCAGGAGCAACGTGACCAGTCAATTCCATAGACAAGATTTTGCCTTGGATAGACTTGGGTGAGAACTCTCCACCTTCAAAGTGCTCAGCGATTTGAGCATATGTGTACTGACCAGAATTGTCAGTAACGAAGGCGCGAAGAGTAGCTTCTTGAGTCTCGCTGAACGAACGTCCACCGGCTGCAGAAGCAAGCTCTACGTCGTAGCCCATCTTTCGCAGTTTGCTAGAGATAGAACGAGTAGAGGTTTCAAGCTGGTCTGCTGCTTCTGCAACAGTAGCTTGAGAGACGGGGCTTTCGCCACCGACAAAAGAGGTAAGCGCTTCAGTGCGCTCATCTGTCCACTTAGGAAGTGCCATATTAATTCTCCAAAAAAGATTTGAGATCGGTAACTATAGTTACGCCAGTATCTCTGGCTTGTCGTGTTTTAGCAGATTCTGCCCCACCTTCATTGATGAGAAAACCTGCTTGTTTTGTTAGACTGGACTTGACCTCATAGCCAGCCGCGTTCAAAGCACTAGTAGCATCAGCTTTGCTTTTGAAACTCTTCAAGCGTCCACTAATACATACTGTACCTTTACTCACAACGGGCGGAGTAAGGTCAGAAAAATACCAACTACAAGGAATAGTATCCAAGAAGAAAGGTAAATCACTATCTATCCAATCCAATAGATTGTGTGTCGCTTTTGGACCTAATCCGGCACGCTCACAAGTGTCTGCATTTATTTGAGAAATATGATTAATAGTCTCAGACAGCTTTAGTGTTGCCGTTTTTCCGATTAGCGGAATACCAAAAGCAGGTAAAAGAAGCTCAAGCGGAGCATCGAACGAATTCAAGATCTCCGACATGAGCTTAGATGTCACTTTTTCGGACCCCAACGATGCTAAGATACTATCCCGCGAAGAGGTGTAAATTTCGGAAGGGCAAGTCCAGCCAAGTTTTTTGATAGACGCAGGGCCGAGACCCTTGATCTTCATAGTTTTGGCAAAGTGTTCCACGGCCTTAGCATTCTGTGCAGGACACAGATGATTACGGCAGTACAGAGAATCATTTACCCATTCTAATTCACTGTCACAAGAAGGACAGTTAGTAGGGAAGTTGATTTCTTGAAACATGGACTACTCCGAAAAAGTGAAAAGATATTATACGACAGAATTGACCTGAATGTCAAGAACTATTTTTCTCAACGTCCACTCGTCTGACGATTCGTGGAATGATCTCCCCACTGCGTATAACCTCAACTGAACAACCTATCTCTAGGTTGAGAGAGCGAATGTACTCAATGTTGTGTAGAGTTGCACGGCTCACAAGTGCGTCTCCCACTTCGACTGGCTCTAGTATGGCAACAGGACTCACGACACCTGATTTGCCTACTTGCCACACAACATCGAGCAATTCTGTAATCACCCCATCCTTCTGCTCTTTGAGAGCGAAAGCCCCTCGGGGGTGGTGAGCTGTATATCCCATTCTATAAAAAGCGTCGTAGTTATCTACTCTAAACACCTCGCCATCGGTTGGATAGCCAGTTGCATCGAAGTGAGTGATAACTTCAAAGCCATTTTGGGCCAAATGGTCCATCGCTTCGGAAAGACGCTCGTACTCTACACCTTGAATATCGTAGGCTACAAAGACAAGGTCTTTACACCGAGAACGAAATTCGAGTAGGTCTTTGAGATTGAGCGACCCCGCCGCGAAGTTGCGAGCATTTGTGATCGTATCGGGCGCTACGACCTCACCAGTAATTTGGAGTTTTCCTTTTATACTGATGACATTTGGCACTAGCTCTTCCAGCTTTAACGTGATGTCACGACCAAGATTGCCGTCACCCCGAGTTAAAGCCTGAGCTATATGGCCGTTGACATATTGCAACGACACTGCCGCCCCATCAAGTTTAGGCGTACGCACCATAGGTGACGTACTAGATTCTACCGCATTTAAATCAAAAACCTTCTGTAGAGAATACATTTTGTATAGGTGTGGAATACCGTCAGTGACAGTATGCCCTACCGTATCGTAGTTGTACAATCTGGCTAACGCATCAAACTCTGCATCCGATAAAATCGGTGTGCCAGAGTAGTACATTGCCGAAGCCTTTTCAAGAAAATGTTGCATATAGTTCCCTCACTCAATAAACAATATTATACAGAAAAAAGGAAACAAAGTCAAGAACTATTTTGAGTATAAGTCCTTGATAAGTTCACCGAAGTGTTCTTCAATGATTTCCTTACTTTCTGCAAGTGATAAGATTTCGACTAGCCCGACGAAAAGATTTCTCGAATTATCAAAATCAAGAGGCATCGCTATACCCTCACTACTAGGCTTCCATTCTTCGTCAAAGTCCATATAGTACTTACGAACGTGCAAATACTCTATGCCTCTAAACGCATTGATAGAAAGCCTGACCTGTACCTCCTTGGCCTCATCGTAATGAATTACCTTCTCATAAATCTCAGGTGCTTGGTATAGTTCCATATTAATCTCCGTTTTTTAACACGGAGGCTAACGGTACTACACTCGTCACATTCTGTGGCTTGAGTAGGCGAAAGGAGTCGGTGTCCCAACAAAAAAGCAAAAGAGTCTGTTCAGATTCCTTTGCTCTGTTTTTCTTTTGTTGAATGTAGGGCGTGCTGAAGTCCAACGTACAAACATTGTATTTCAACTTATTACTATTCTCACTTCGATAAGTGATAACAGCATCACCGTACTCATCGACGAGCCGTGCTAGTTCTTCTTTTTTCACAAGTGCTCCTAATGAAGCGGGTTGGCAGAATCTTCTCCCGTGCCGACTTGCTTAGGGTGTGAAAGGGGCTTGCGCCCCAAGAATTAGCCGTTTACTGCTGCGATGACACCTGCGAAGTACATTGCTGCTTTACCAGTCAACTTGCTGACGATCTCTTCGTCAACGTCTTGACCTGCATCTGACAATGCTGCTGTGAGTGCTTCGATAGCTGCTGCTTTAGATACGCGAGTACTAGTTGCTCCACTCGCCTTTGACGTCCCACCAGAGGCGGGGGCTTTTTTTACATATACGCCTGCTTTGGTAAGAACCATTCGAACGCCATTAGGTGACTCTTCGAACTCTGTTGCAATTTCTGCGACGATCTCCATGCTGTTTTCTGGAGTTGGGTTTTGTGCTTCATAAGCAGCAATAACCTCTGCTTTCTTCTCGTCTGTCCACGCCATTTTACGTTTCCTTCTAGTTTGTGATTGTGTTGCTCCAGGACAACTGCCTGTAGCTTGTAGTTGTGCTTGATAAAATCTATCACCCATCTCGGGCTTTCCACTTTAGGTTGTCACCGTCAGTTTCAAACTTAATCATTTTCATTGGGTCATCCTCGATGAAATGAATACTTTTAAATGCGATCTCTAGCATTTGAAAATATACTTGTATTGCTTTGCTACGGAACTCTTCATCCGGCCATAAGTGAAAAGCATTCCAGTACTCTTTTTCAAATCTACATACTCGCACTTGTTGTTGAAGAATAGGATGCAGGCCCATAAACTTTTGCTGTATATCCACACACGCTCGTAGTCTCTGACTGCCGCATATCGGATACCAGTTTGGCATTACTAGCAGGGGAGCTTCAATGCCGTTTTTGAACAAATCTTCTACCAATTCTTCCTGTACGGGAATACTCTCAAAATTCTGTGCAAAAGGTTCTTGCTCAAGTAACCAGCCTACGGATTTAGTATACCACGTAGTTGGTGGAAAAGCAATAAGCTCTGCGGTTTCTTTTTTGATTCTATTCGTCATTTAAGATACTATTATAGTTGATATAGCAAAAGAAGTCAAGAAGTATTTTTAGATACGTGATAAGTCGACTCCGTATTTTTCAAGGTGTGCGAGTTTGCCAAGATCATATGCGAGAGAGTAAGCAGAGTACCCGCCTGTCTCCACGTTGGCCCACTTCTCTGTATCATCTCGTACGTCTTCCATAACATAGATGGCGTAACATTTACTGCCGTACTTGTCCTCATAGTTTACGTCTTTGAATCCGGCTCGCTCGGCTTGGTAGTCGATTGAGAGTTCGTGGTCGACTCGGGCTGGCTTTTGGTAGACTGCTGACCAGACGATTTCTCCGGGCGAGAACGATTCAGCAATGCAAGACTCAGGGAGTACAGCGATTCCGCTTTCTCTCGCAACTGACGGTACTCCGACTCGCTCAATGAGAGATCTAACGAATCCACTCGATCTAAATAGTCCTGCCGCGATCTCGGCAAGGGATTCTCCGGAAAGGTATCGTTCAACTGCTTCACGAATTTCTTCATTTGATGCTCCTCGTCCGCGATTCTGCTTTTTACGTAGTTCACGATACTCGACTTTATCTTCGTAATCATCTATGATTCTCTGGAGGCGCGTGGTATTGTATGCTATATTTAGCATATCGCACGCAACCTTCTTGGAAATAGGTTGGTTTCCACTCAACAAATCTATAACTTTCGATATATTGCTCTCGCTCAGGTTCTCGTAGTCTTTCTTTTTGATCTTCCGTACCAAAGATTTTCTCCCAATTCTCGTAAAACTTTCTTGTATTTGTAGGACGTTGCTTACTACCCTTGCTCACGTGGGTCATCTCCTATAGACATTCGCAGGTACCAAATAGCTTTTCGGGTATCCTGTTCTTTGTTATCTTTGTTGTTTGCTCTCCAGATATATTTGAATGCGTTAAGGCGGCAGTATTCTGCAAATCCTTCTGGCGATGTTGTTTGTCTCATCGCATCAATACATTCTACACCCTCACGCTTGTAATGTAAAGGACTATTTACTGGGTCATGTACTTTCATTCTACAGCCTCAGCTACATCAGGGAAGTGTGTACTAATAACATCCCAACATTCTTCTGCAATAATCATGTGCTCTTTCTGAGTGCCGTGACCCCGCCGCAGGTCGCAGTAGTGAATCCACGAACGAAGAGTCCCGCTCATGTATAGTGTAGATACTGTGTTGCCTTCTGGTAGCACTGCACGAGCTTGCTCTTTTGCAATAC